AATCGGCTTGTGTTTTTAGACTCCTAAAAGTGAGGGGGTTAAAAAACTCATTGTCTCTAGAAAATACTTACTAAATCTTCTATGTAAGTATAATCTGATTTGGGCGAATGATGATAATGGTAGCATGTTGCGCTTGCATCGCATCTGTCGGCGTTCAATTCGCCGTTCGTCCACCAAAACCTAAGCAGAAAGTTTGTTTGTTGTGTTCCTTTCTTTGTGTTCTTTCTGCTTAGGTTTTCATCATTTCTAGATGAAGTCAACTACTTTCTGCATTGACATTATTATCTTTGTCATGCTCATTTGCTTTCCTTCTTGAATGTGAGTTTATCCTTGCTATGTTCTACCTTTATCTGCTTGTCACGAATCTGCTATGCCAATTGTGGTGCATACGGTTCAAGCTAATCAGCGAAGTCTAATGTCATCTGCCTTACCATGTTCATGTACTTGTAGTGCTTGCCTAATGTAGTCCAGAACGAATGCTCACAACATCTAGTCCAATAGTTGAAGCACTTGTCTTTGAACTCTGGCTTGTAGTTGTGGATGTTCTTTATCATCTTCATTACAGCATCACCAACCATGTCTTCTTGCAAGTCTCTTGGATAGTTCCTGTATCTTGAATCTCCAAGCAGATGAGTAGCAATCATCTTGAAATATATGCAAACCTGTTCAGTCGGTGCGTTCTGCTATTGGCTTTTCTCTAGCTCAATTGCTAAGTCAGTTGATGTTAAATATTGTTGTTTCTGCTGTCTCATACGTAGAATCTCCTAAAGTGTGGTGTTTTCTCAATAAGTTCTCTTGACATTACGATGTTGATTGGCTCTTCTGGCAACCTGTATGTTGGTGTCCTATATAATGCAAAGTTCTTGAACTTGACTAATTTAGTTCCTTTGACATCCATCATAAATGCTGCTTGCTCGATGTAGCCAAGCGTAGTCTCTTGCTCAATGATAGCGATTATGTCCTTCTTGCTGAACAAGTCTACTTGCATCTTTGGCTTGATAGTGCCATTGTCAAGTTTTGGGAATGCATAGCAGTAGAAGTCTGTCTCTATCTTCTTGTCGATGAACCAGCCAATGCGTCTTTTCCCATCAGCACAAAGTCTTGACACTTCAAATGAGTATGATGGCAACTAAGCACCTTCTTTCTGAAGTCCTTTGTACTTGGCTTTCTCATCAATCTTTATGCTTTTGCCGGACTTGCCAAACAGAATCAAATCAATTCCTTTTATCTGGCGTTCTTTGTCTGTCACACGTTCAAACTTTATTCCATGGTTTGTGTAATACTAGTCAAGCACCTTGGAAGTCTGCTGCTCTACTAAGCAATCTTGCTATCGCTAATTCATAGCTTTTCCTCCAACTCTTTGATTCTGCTTTGGAGTTCTGCTATCTTCTGCTCTTGCTTCTTGTACAAGTCATCATCGTGCTTTGCGTCTGCGCAAGCAATCAGCAGTTTTCCAACGCTAGTGACTAAGAACACTATTATCAACACTGAAATGAATGTGCTCATGCTAAGTCCTCCACTGTGTTGTCCTTCAGATAATGCAGCTTAGTTCCCATCAGGACTGCATCTGAATTGTCTAGGACTTTCTGCGCCAACTTCATCTTTCGGAGAAGTTCAAGCATCTCTATGGTTTCTTTCGTGCTGCTGTTTGACGACAGGACTACTTCAAGCAGTTTCGTGTATGTTGTTTCTTTCATTGTGGTTTACCTTGTTTTATGTGGCAACCTAATTGTTTCCACATTTTTATTTACTCCAAATATTGCGAAAACTGCTAGCTTGTGCGAAAAAAGTTGAAAAAATCTTAGAAAAATAAGTAAACAAAATCCCAGATTTTGTTATAATTATTACATAAACAACAAACAAAGGATAAATCAATGAAGAATCTGAATATACGAGAACTTAACCGTTTCGCTTGGATGAATGACTATTCTTTTGATTGGAATGGATATGAGATTTCACCAATCAATGGTTGTTATTTCAATGGTTATGTCATGAAAGCAATCTGAAAAGTGTACGTTTTCTAGATTTGTGTTATAATAGTAGTATAACAACAAACAAAGGAAACAATAATGAAAGTATATGTTGTATCAACTATTGATAGCGACTCAGTGATGGCATTGACAGATACTGCTGTCTTCAACACATACAGAAAAGCAAAGAACTATGTCTTAGAACAAGTCAAGGTCTACAATGACAATGGTTTGTTTGAAGGTGAATTCTCAGAAGACAATGACTATTGGTGGAATCTTCAATCTGAAGGTGGTTCAACTGTTAACATATTCATTGATGAAAAACCAATCAAATAAGTCGAAAGGAAATCAAATGAAATACGGATATCAATTCTTTGTTGGTGAACACAACGGAACTACCATCTTGTTTCCAACAAAAAAAGACCGAGACATGGCATTGCATAGCCAAGCGCGTGTCTTGTCAGCGGAAGCTGATATACGAAAATATGACGAAAAGAATGGAGATTATCTTTTCGTCATACGTGGATTGAAATTCGGATTATGCGAATTCAATATATGATAGGTTGCTTTTAGATTCTTAGGATTTAGAATCACATTTCAACAATATGTGGTTTTCCACCAAAATATGAATTCCAATCAAAGAATCCAGCATAAGCATTGATTGCGGTCTTGCCGGATTCCAAATGTTTGGCCAATTCCGTTTTCGCGTCTTTTATTGATTCAAAGACGCCATCTGCTTTTCTAGGTTTCTAGGAACCGTATGCGATTCCATATTTTTTAGGTTTTTGTTTCATTTTGTGTGTCCTTCTTTTGTTGTTTATTTTATTATATCAAACCGTGGGTTTCCGTAAACTCGCAGTTTGTGTGAGACTCATCATCTCACATATATTATTTATCCAAAAAATAATGGCGAGGTGGCCTAAAACTCAAAAAAGATGTTGAAAGTTATGAACAACTTATAGTTATAGTTATGAACAGGTCCAAAAGCGTGACATCTTGACATAGTTTTATCAAAAAATCTAAACAAATTAGTATACTTTTTCTAGATTTTTGTTATAATAGAAGTGAAAGGAAAACGAAATGGAAAAGTGGCAAGCAACAGCAGATGCGTTCTACGATGAGTACAGTCAACATGAAAGCGAAAGTCTAGAATTCTCGAACAAAGAGGATTTAGAAAAGTGGTTCATAGAACGCATCAAAAGATGGACTAACAACTGGACTACCAATCTTGAACTAGAGACTAGAACAACAGATGATGGATACGTTCAATCAGCATTGAATATCAAGATTCAATCAAACAGTTCACAGGATGCTTCCTGATGATTTCAAACCTAAGATATATGTTTCTATATCAACCTAATCCGGGTGTCCCTAGGGACACCCTAGGTGTCTCTGATATCAAACAGATGAACTAGACAACAGTTTAGACAAACTGTTTGTATTCTAAACTTCCTTTGATTCCAGAAACTAATTCTACCTGTCATCCACCTGACTTGCGCAGCAAGGCATGGTGGTGACTATTCTAGTAGATTCAGATTCTTTGATTCAGAAAAGTTGTTCAGGGATATCTCTAGATGTATTTCATTAAAAGACTTTCTTTAAATGTATTTCTCTAATATGGTCAGGTGACATTTTTGGATAACGTCAGGTGACAATTCTTGCAACGTCAGGTGACATTTTGATATACCGTCAGATGACAATGTTCATAACTTTGGCCGTCAGGTGACATTTTGGTGATAAAATGTACGTCAGGTGACAATGTTCATAACTTTGTTCATATTATGTTCATAAAATTCAACATCTTTTTCTTGGTTTTTAACGTTTTTGGTGTTTAAGAATGTAAATATATAATGTGATGGATGATTAAGTGTCCAATCACTAAAATGAAAGATGAATAAAATGAAAGAACTAAACATAAACGAGATAGTACGTGACTTCACGCAAGTCATCACATTCAAAATATTGTTGACGATAAAGAACCACTATGGTTCGTTAGAATCGTTCAAGATTGCATGCAAATCTGGTTCAAACAAAGAACTGGCGAGATTCAACAAGAACTTCCACATTGATTCAAAGATTCTCCAAGCACTAACACGAACAAGCGATGGCAAACGTCATCTTGACGAAGTGCTTGCTAGACTTAATAAGAAAGAACTTGTCTACAAGCACAAGTTCGATTGGAAATACAATCGTGGGAAACCAAATGAAAAGAAGTTTAGCAAACCAAGCACTTTCTACATTCCATTTGAACGGCTTGAACAGCTTTTCGCATTAGAAGACATGGAACTAACACCATTCAACACTAAGTCTGGCTATTACACTGAACACCAGCATCGGTTAATAGACAAACATATATTTGGTTTCAAGAAGAAAGAACGTAGACCTTACACTAAATCTGAGAAGTTCAAGAAATCAGTTGAAGACAGGAAAATCAAAAGACTTGCAACTAAAGACCCAGACAAACTTTCAGATGATGATATAAACCAGATTGTAAATGACTTAGACATATAAGATAAAGGATGATTAAAATGAAAATGAACAATGTTGACACAAAGCAGATTACAACGAGAGTGAAAAGCATAGAGCAACGTAAATTCATCGCTAAAGCTGGACAGGAAACAATTATAGTGCTTGTCAGAACTGAAGATGGAATTTTCACAAATTTCTTGAATATTTGGGAAAGACAACATATAGACTTGAACATGCTTGAAGAAGGTGACTTGCTTGACATCACATACACCACATTCTTTAATACTGAGAAGAACCATGAGTACAAGAACTTCATTTCAATCAAAAAAGTAATTGAGACAGAGCAAGAAAGAGTTGATAGATTGTTGAAAGATTTTAATTAATTGTGCCAGATGCTACCAGATGACCTCTGATGAATCCGGGCTGTCTAGATGATAGTTTATATTACCTTTCCACGGATGCATCCTGGGTCATCCTAGATACTTCCTGAATAAAGCAAATTATGATATAATGTCTGCAACCAAAAGAAAGGAAATCTAGAAATGACGTACAGAGTCTATGTAGGCAATTGGGGTTCTGAGTGTGTAGTTGGAGAGATTCCAGACAGCATTTGGAAGTACATCCAAGACGAATGCGACGGTGATTGTAGTACCTATCGAGACAAGCTTGATGCAGAGGAAGTGCCTGAAGAGTTCAGACTAGCCGAAGACACCGGTTCATTCTATGATGCAAGAAGCTTCTTCCAACATTATGGTGCTTATTCTGATTCTGAGATTCAAGTCCATGATGACAAACACCATGAAGTGTTGAAGGTAGATTGCAAAGATGTTGAGAAAATCACTGATGAACTTAATGCTGCTACTAAGGCAAAGCACTACTTTGTCTGGGAATCGGTTGAAAAAGGCTGGTGGTATGCTGATGTAGAGGTTGATGGGCCATTTGACAAGTCTAAGCTAAAGCTCTATGTTTATCGCATTGAATACAATGACACAGATTCAGCGATGGAGTTCATACCATCAATTGCGTATGATGATGAAGACTATGACTTAGAGCCAGAGACTGAAGGCAAAAGCTACGAACTAGAGTTCTATGACAAATGAAAAAGGCTGTGGGCAGACAATCCCACAGCCACCATCAATTGAGATAACTGATTGATGATATTGTACTAGTCTAGCACGCTGAAGAAGTATCTCGCTTCTTCGTCTTTGAAGTGTTCGCATCCGTAGGCATCAGCTTCTTTCCAAAGCCTATCAAACAGACGTGCGTACTCTTCAATCCCACGCTCATGCCAAAACCAAAGATGATGGTTTAGCATAGCGACGAGTTCAGTGAACATCTTGTAGTTCTCTTTCCAACCATTGAAGCAACGCTTGTACGTATCTTCAATAGCTTTCTCGCCGTACACACATGCAACACAGAAGTCAGCAAAGAATGTTGAATCAGGTCGCTGTGCTTGATACTCTGGATAAGAGCATTCAAACTTCTCTTTGTCTGAAGTGCCATACATCCGCATCGCGGTTGGTATCTGCATGATAGCATGTACTTTGTTCATATCAGCCATTTGATTCCTCCTTCTCACATTCCAGCACAATCACAGAGTAGTTTCCATCTGGTGTATCAACCCAGATGCTTTCTCCATCAGTTCCAACATTCTCTTTGAGTGTGTTGAACTCTCGATAGAGATATCCATAGATGTAGTCAATCAGCTGTTGTTTTGGCATCGTCATTCCACCTCGCTTTCGAGTTGTTTGATTCGCTTCACCACAACTTTTGCATTGCATTCATCACAACACACACCTTCATTCGCTATTGGATGTGGGTTGTGTCCATGACCTTTGAATGACTTGCCACAGATGCAGCATGTCTTTGTTTCAAGTTCATCAGCAATCCGCTTCAACTGCTTTGCAATCTCAGGCAGATTGTGGCAGATGATTTCCATTGTTCTGTTCTCGATGATTGTCATACTGCCACCTCTCAACCAACTTTAGCGAAGATGTCAATCTTTTCTGCAAGCTTCATGTTGATGAAAAACTCACGGGCGTAGTTAGCACTCGCTCTTGAAGGGAAGTTCAGAATCTCTCCATCGTTGAAGTTGGGCATTGCACCAACCTCTTCATCAAGGTGGATGAAGCCTTTACCTTCAACATAGAGGAAGAAGATGTTGCTCTTCTTCATACGCCGAGGCTTGATAGTCATCTGCTCGACCTTCGTTTCGTTCTTCGTTTCGTTCTGCTTCTTCATTGTTTTCTCCTTTTGGTTTGTTGTTTGTTTGGTGTTGGCTAACATTCTTAGGTGCAGCTAACATTGATTATTGTATCAAGATTCGCAAGCAAAATACACTGCTTTTTTCAAGAATTTTTCGGAATCAACTACATGACATCAGGTAGTGATTCTATTCCTTCACGCATCTTGTCTTGATTGCAATGATAATAAGATTCTGTCATTGCAGTTGAACTATGTCCAACAATGCTCCTAACTAATAATGGGTTCATATTAGAGTTGATTGCGTTTGACACAAACGTATGCCGTAATGAATGGAATCCACAAACAAGTTTCGTCTTGCCATTTTCTTTTCTTGATGTCACAATGCCGCAACGTTTGAACAACTCAACAACTTTCCCACTTGCATGTCCAGTCAAATAGTCATTCGCATTTTGTGGACTTACGTACTCACTTTCATGTGGCATTTCTTCAAGCATCTTCATCAGAGTTGGATGTATTGGTATCTCTATAGGTGCGTCCATGTGCTTGCGTGTCTTTATTGGACGTACACGAAGAATCTTCTTCTCAAAGTCAACTTCACTCCATTTCAGCAATGAGCAGTCACTTATGCGCAAACCTGTGTAAAGGCCAATTGTCAAAAGTAGCTTCATGTCTTTTGTTGTTGCTTTAGAGATTACGTCTGCAATCTCAATGTTCTGCATTGTCCTGCGTATTGACTTAACAGCTTTTCTCTTGTTGAACTTCTCCCATACGTCATCATTCAAGCTGAATTCATCTTTCAGCGATTTCCAAATCCGCTTGAACAGGACTAGACGTGTGTTGTATGTGTTAGTTCCAATCGAAGAAGCAAGTTCATCAAGATACTCTTCAGCAAGTTGTGTGGTGATGTCTTTTGTGTTCTTGATTCTTATCTTCATCCAGTTCATCAAATGGTTGACAGCACCTTCATAGATTTTTGTCGTTCCGTCAGTCACATCATCATGCTTCAGCTTCTTGGCAAACTTATTCCACAACAATTCAATTGGAAGTTGTGTCTTCGCACAGCACTCTTGAAGTGACTGAATCCTGTTCAGAAGATTGCGTTCAACATCAATTGCTCTCTTCTCTCGATATGGACGAGTGATGTACTCTAGCTTCTTCAATGCTTTCTTCTTGTCAGTCTCACCAGTTGTACGGTAGAAGACTTCTCCTTTGTAGACCCATCTAGCTAACCATGCTCGACCCTCACCTTTGTTGATGAGTGACCCAAAACCATTTGGTCTTCTGTTCATTTCTTTTCCTTTGTTGTTTAATGATAGTGTACGGTAATTTTCTTAGCGAACACTAACTATTGTAATAAAAGTCAAGCGAAAAGTACATACCTAAAATGGGTTTATTTTAGTATATAGTTCTGGGACACCCTATGCAGTTCCAATCATATAGGATGGTAATTTTTTCAATTTTAGACAATGCCGTTAGTGTCTAAAAAGTGAAAATGCTGAATCTGTGTGTTCTAGAAAATCAAAAGTAGTCTAGAAATCATCCTAGACTACCTTCTTGATGTAATATACCATAATATGTCTGATGCATACAGGGGTTATTCTGGAGAACGTTGGTATATAGTTTGTATCACTTTAGTTTTACTGTAGTCTCGCTTGATTCAGTTGTTTCAAGCATACCCCACATCCAAGAGTTTGTTGCACAATGATTCCGTTGAATCTCATAGCACATGTTAGTTGGCACACGTACTACACATCCATTCACATACGAAATCAATTGCACACCATACAGTTGTCCATCATAAGGTAGCATTGCTCCTAAGTTTGTGATAGTTCCATCTTTGAATGATGGTTGACTTGCACATCCAAGAAGAAATGCACACATAATTAAAGCAAGCTTCTTCATGTCACCATTCCTTGATGACAGCCTCAATCTCTGCAACTGTCTGGTCAATCTCATCTGCGTCAATCTTGCCATCATCAAGCTTAGCTAATGTAGACTTGAAGCAAGATAGGATTTTCTCAAGTCTTGCAATCCAAACTTGAAGTGTGTCCTTCACTTTGTTGACATCACTCTTATACTCATCAAGCAAATCATTGACTTTGCCGATTATCACTTTAGTCACGAACCACTTTATCATTTCATTACCTCTTACTTTCTTTTACACGATTTAATTCAGCCTAGATTTCATCAAGCTTCAGCAACATTCTGTTTTGCACATCAGGCATCAAGTCCCAGACATCATACCTTATTGCAAATGCAAGATTGTCAATGTTGAACTATATTGTCTTCAGCAAGTCCATGTTGCACCATGCCTATTCTACCACCTGTCTAAGTCATTAGGTGCTGGAATGTAGTACGTCAAATTAGGCACTGCATCCCTGACTGTCTTAAACCCTTCACGTCCAATCGCACCAACGATGATTGCACCAACTGCCATGGTTGCGATGAAGCTGATTACCGCTATGCTGTACGTAAAAAGCTTTATCAGCTTTTGATTTGATTCAACCACACCTTTCAGATAGCCATTAGTCTCATCTACTTTTGATTCGATGGTGTTGAAGCGTGATTCAATCTTCTCGTCACGTTTGGCGAACATCTATATGATGGTGTTGTCAGTCATTTTCAAGTCACCTCTCACAAGTCGAATAGCACCTATGAATCAGCGTTGGCATTCCATTTTGTAGAATAGCCAGCCAACGCCTAAATGACTGCCTGATTTGCAGCAGCGAAATGTAATGTGACATGCTAGTCTGGATAGAACAGATATCCCTAAGTTATAGATGTGCATTTCGGAAGATAAATGTTTACCTAATCATCTACGGTAGTTGCACCACCAAATTCAGATAGTGTATAGTTGTTAGCAACTATTGAAGTGACTTTCGGAAAATAGACATTGTTGCAGTACATGTATGAAGAAAGACTACTATAAATGCCTGTGAAGGCTTGATTGGGAATTGCCGTAAGCTCTGGAAACTCTAATGAATCAACTTTAGATGAGGAAGAGCCTAAGCCAAACGCACATCGAAAAGATGCCTCTCCTATAGACTTCAACTTTGGAAACGAAACGCTCGACAAAGACATCATTGTGAATGCTTGGTCAAATCCATATTTCCCGACAGAAGACAGGTTTGGAAAATCTAATGACTTTATGTTGTTGTTAGTTGTTGTGCCTTTGCAAAAAAACTCCATACCATAGTCTTTGATGGTGACTAGATTTGACAACTCAATTTTTCTTACACTATTAGACTTCTCCGCAAAATAACTTAATCCATATTTTCCTACAGACGTCAACGACGGAAATGATATTTCTTCAATTTGTGCATCTCTGAAAGCATAAGGAAATGCCCCCTATGTAATGCTTGAACCATCAGGAATTGAGCTTAACTTAGGCATAGATAAGCTTTTAATGGTGCTATAGCTTCCAAAATAGTTAAAGCTCTAATTACTGACGGCCGTCAAATCAGGAAATGACACTGATGAGATTCCCTTGGCACTATATAGTCCGTAATAAAATGAATACCGGCTTCCGACCGATAGCAAGCCTACCATTTCAAGATGTTGTTGATTGTTTGGCGCTACAAGGCTTCCATTCTGTATTTCACCGAATACACCTTCTCCATCTATCCCATACATAGGTGTAGCATCTGGGATACTGTCAACCGTAGCAGACAGATGATAGCTGTCTTTAGCTGCTGGCATTGTAGCACCTTTAGCAGAAAGTGCTGTGTATGCGTCTTGGATGCGTCCACTTAAATCTGTTATTGCTGTTGCTATGCTCATGTCAAATCTCCATCCAAATCAAATGCTGTTAATCAATGTCTCAAGACCACTCAATGTGCTGTCATAATAGGCAACCTTGGTGGATGTTATGCCAGAGTTCAATGCTGCCAATTGAGCAGCTGTCATTGGTGTCTCATTCACTTGATATTCTGGATGCCAACCAGCTTTGCCGTCTGTTGCCCACACACCAGAATATTTGAACCTCCATGTTCCAACAAGCGTCTGGCCGACATATCCACTTGCATCTTGAACAACAAGATAGTCGTTCACGGTTGGAACTTTTGAGCCTGCATAGTCAACCGGATAGTCTGCGCTTGTAGAAGGAACTAAAGCCCATGTCGCCCAATTGCCTCTGAAGTTTGCTGTTGCCGTCTGCACAGAACTGTTGACGAAAGCCTTGTCTGCAAGTTCATTCCCTTCATCCCATGTCTGACTTGGTATGCGGTTCATTATGTGTGCTGCATCTTCTGCTGCGGTCATTGCAGTGCCTTGAGCATTTTGCGCAACATCAGTCACATAAGATATGTCACTCTGATAACTATCATAGGTCTGCACTTTCGTGCTGTCTATCCCAGAGTTGACAGCAACCATTTGTGCTGGTGTCAGCGCATCTTGCTTTGAAGATAAACTTATGGATAAATCACCATACGTCACAAGACCAAGAGCGTTCAAGTCAGTGTGATGATGAAAAGCATAGATTAGTGTCTGGTGTTCATCATCCCAAAACTCAATCTGCTCTGGATTGAAGTCAGTGTTTGGACCATATTGGCTTATGATGCGATTGTCTTGCCACAAGTACCATGTTATTTGACCAGCCTCTACTACAGAGCTTATTGAATATTCATATTCAGGCAGACCACCTTCAAAAGTCCACCAATCTTGAATGTCTCTGTGAGTGACAAAGGCAGAGACTTCAGCAGAGGTCATTCCACCAAGACTGTGTGCTTCTCCATCTTGCCATATCATGTATTGGTCATCATCTGTTTGGTACAAGTCACCATCTTTTGGTGCAGATGGTTCAGCTGAAAGTAGATGGACGTAGCTTACAGTCTTGCCTGGTGTTATGCTTCCATCAGTATCTAATATCTCAATAAGTCCTTTGCCAAGGACATAACCAACAACAGGATTGCCATGTTCATCTATTCCATCGGCTACCACTGAATAGCCATTTTCAGAAGTGCCTGGCAATGTAGAGCCTTCTACCGTTCCAACCCATACACCACCAACGAGTTCACAGCTTGCGGTCTTTATCGAACCGTCTGGATACGCAGCAACAAAATAGACATTCGTAAGATTCCATTTGCCAATCTTCTTTGGGACATTTCTAAGTCTAACACTTGAAGGACTGTTGACGAAAGCCCTCATCGGCCACAATGGCATTTCTGGGTTCTGTGCCTGTACAGCAACATCTACCACACCAATCATATCAATACCTCTTTCATTTCAGCTTGAATTATCAAGCATAGTTCATCATATACTTACTCAAGCTCAAACACTATCTCAATTGATGCTATTTGGACGCGAGTGCATAGCCACCAGTCTGTCACGCCAGATGACGATGTGAAGTAGTAAGCTGGATAGTCGGCGTCTGTTGAAGTATAGCCGTCACCACCAGAATCTCCAACCTTATGTGTAATTGTGATGAAGAAGTAGCCACCAGAAATCAGTGCCGCTGCCGCAGTCTTGAAATTATCGCTTGTTTCGTGTGTGACTATCTATGGGTTTGGTGCGTTTATTATGTGACCATCGTTGTATGTCACGCTTCCAGACGGCCATGTAATCCACAATGGAAAAGCATTTGTTGCTCCTCGGTTGTCACATGCGTCCGTGCGTGTGGCTGAAATGTAAATCTCATCTTGGCTGTTGTTGTTTAATGTCCATATAGGTTGATTGTTCAAACCTTGCACATTGAAAACTCCAAGCTGATAAAGGTCGCCTAAGCGCCAATTGCTCGAAGATGGAAGTATGGTGTAAGCTGCGTCTTGTGCAAACACTGGGTATCTAGTTGGTTGTGTCTTGCTCACAGCAGCATTTCCAGAAGTAAGCACTATCCCATGGTTCTTCAAGGTTGTCTTAAGTGATGAAATCTTCCAATTATAGCCGCTTGATATGTTCTGCGTTATTTCGCTAGGTATGTTGAACCTATAAGCAGCTGCCCTCATGAATGATGAACCACCCATCATGCCAGCTGCTGGCGAATAGTTGCCATTGTAGAACACATAGCCTGAATCAAAGGAAGTTGAAAATGCGTTGTTGTTTCTCCAAATCTGACTCCATCCACTGCTGTCGTGTGATGGTGCTTCTCTGTCAAGATAGCACCGTCTCATGGAGTGGCCAGCGATTATGGAGTAGTATCCTCTTCCTGTAGTGGTGAAGAAATCCATCGTTGGAAGACTTTGCTTGTAGGCGTTTCCTACATCGAACAAACTTTGTGCCACAGGCGTTAGTGTGAACTTCCTGCGTATAGGTGTTCTGACCAAATGCTTAGAACGCTTGTAGAAATTCCTTGGTGATGCTGTGTTGACAACTAAATGGTGCATAAGGCTAAACCTCAAATCATGTTGCAGAGTAAGCCACTGGTGTGTCAATTGTGGTGTCTGCGTTGGATGTGATGCCGACAAGCACACCATTCACAAATTGCCAGCTCTCGCTCTTGTACTTCAATGTTGTGCCATTCCATTCAACAGCAGTGACCACCTTCTTCAATACCGATTGAGGTGTGTATTGTTGCCTGTTGACAACTATAGGCTGGTCATTCGTCGTGACCAAATGACCATAGGTGTCGGTCTTCACCCACTTCTCTGACTACAAATTGAAACTTACACTTCCGCTTGCGTCTGGTGTGTGTCCATCAACTGATTTGACATAAGAGGTCAAGTCAGTCTTTTTGGCGAACATGTCATCCACTTCTTGATAGGTGTAGTATTGGTCATAAATCTCTTGCGAAGTGGAATAGTCCTGCAATGTGGTATTGAACTCTGTCTTTGTGAGATAGTCAGACATGTCAATATTGACTTGCACATTTCCATTTATGTCTGGTCCAACACCATTGACAGACTTCACTTTGCCAAATCTTGAGTTGCACCAGCCAACAGTTGCGACAGCCAAAGAACCTGTGTTGTCGCTATTGCTCGGATGGTATGCCAGTTGAACCAAGTCACCACCGCCAGCAGTCAACCTTATCTCGCCACTTGGGTTTCTTACATGAAAGGTACTGCCAGACTGCTGTAAGTTTGCAGTATATGTGCCGTTGGTGAAGTATAGAATTGGATAAGCCCTACGCAAAGTCAAAGTGCCACCTTCAAGTATTGAAAAGCCTACAGCATCACTGCCTTGTGTCAACTTTCCAGTGACAGTGTATGTTCCATTTGTGTTGAGGTTTCCAGTGTAAGTGTTTACTGCGCTGAATGTCTTTTGTCCAGTGATGGTCTGCGTAGTGTCGATTGTGACGAACTTTGATGTGTCTGGTGCAGCAGCGGCAACCGCTCTATTGACATATCCACATGTGGCAATAGCAAGAGAGGTCTGGTCATTTGTAGGTATTGTTGGAGCTTTGTTCAACTTCGCCTGATTCGCCTCATCTGTCCTAAGAAGAACATTCTTTGCTTTGGCGTACAGTGTGAGATTGTTCTCATCATCCACGATTCTTGATGTGTATGAATCTGCACCGCCATATCTGAAGTCTATGAAGCCACCATGCAAAGTGCCGGTCTTTGGATAGAATATCATTGCGCAATTGTCCTTCAGCGAGACCAGCAACCTGTTGTTGTTAGTCTCACCAAATGTGTGCAGTCCTGTATTGGTCTAAGACCGTTTATTGCCATTGTTGTCAATCCAATATGTGACACCAGCCTATTGTGTTGTTCCACCGACATTCTTATATACATAATTTCTCAGGATGTTGGTTCCATCAGAGGCTAACTCACATTCAACTTGGCCAACTATGAATTTACTTGGTGTACCATCCCTGAACCTAAGACCTTGAACTTCTCTTGTGCGTGAGTTTACATCACGTATTCCATCAAAGCCGATGCGCAACTCCTTCTTGAATGTCTTTTGGCCTGTGATTGTCTAGTCGCCACTTAATGTCAATGCTTGAGTTTGGACATATCCACAAGTTGCTATTGCGTGTGATGAAGTAGACGTGTCAGTCGGCTGGTTCGTTAAGAGCGCTTGATTGGCAGGAGCATCCAAGACCACACCATGAGGACTCATTAATACTATCTTGTTTCCTGCATTTGAATCCAAAACAATGAAAGCATCATTTGCAGCAGTTCCGGGTGTAGAAAAATTGATGAATGGCATTATAGTGTTTATTGTCACACCACTTTTTGAAATGCTGGTACCTCCATTAGCATCAGCCACAAGTAATGAACCATTGTGTATTGCAACATCATTGTTGAAAGTCTTTTTACCAGTGATGGTCTAGTCTGAAGTCAAGTCTACATACTGTTCATCTTTGTATTCAATTGTCCCATAGTTGTTGTAGATGTAGCCTTTAGTGGTAGCGTCTTTGATTATTGGCACATCATCTGTTGTTGCTATGTGGCCTTGTGTATTTGACTTGAGCCATTTATTTGCGGCAAGACCAAAGTCAACATCTCCATTTTCATCTGGATAGTAGCTGTCCACACTCTTGACAAAGCCTGTGAGATACACATCTCCATTTGCATCTGGCATCTAATCATTGATTGCTAATACTACACCTAAATCAAGGTTGCCAGACTGGTCTGGTAAATAGCCATCCACTGATTTGACACCTACATCCACTTCAACATTTCCAGACAAATCAGGTCTTATGCTGTTGACAGTCTTTACACCAACATCTATCACAACATTTCCATCTTCATCAGGCTCTTCACCATTTACGCTTTTCACAGAACCTTCGCCAACATCTAGCTCAACATTGCCATTAGCATCAGGTGCAGTGTCATTGACTGAAAACACGACACCTTCAAAATTATGGCTGTATACAGGCGGCGCAACACCGTTGATTGTGTATATCGCTGGAATGCTTACATTGCCAGTCTAGTCTGGTGCAAGCAAATTGACAGACTTCACACCAACATCAACAGTGACATTTCCTGACAGGTCTGGTCCAGTGGCGTTGACAGACTTTACAAAGCCAGTAAGAGACACATTCCCATTAGCATCTGGCTGAATGTTCTCTACTGACTTCACAGTACCAACATCAACATTTCCATCTTCATCAGGCGCAGTGCCATTGACTGTGTAGACCAAATCCCCCAAATTGACATTGCCGTCCAAGCCAGGCACTATGCCATTGACCGATGTGACTGTTCCAGACAGCTCAATATCTATGTTTCCATTTACATCTGGTGCTTCATTGTTTATGGTTCTGACAGCACCTAGTGGTATGTTTCCATCAGGGTCTGGTGTGATTCCATCAACTGACCTTACGCCACCACCAGCCACACGCATTACTGCTTCATTGAATGTTGCTTCATCAACATCAATCTGCATCGCTCCATTGTCACCATCTCTTACTTTGATGAAATTAGTTCCATAAGCGTTGAATACTTTGTCATGTATTGACTTGTACCAGCCGAGTGGAATCTGAAATATGTATTTTATTGTGTCCCAGTTCATAGCAATTCCATGCTTCCGCCGTTGTTAGTCACATTGAGAACTTCAGTTGTCTTGACGACATGATATAGGTTTGTGTCACCCATCCTTTGCAGCTGCGAAGTGATGCGCGTACCCCAACAACCTTCAATAGTTGCCCATGATGTAGCACCACCTGTAGATACCGTTATCTTTGCACCACCAAGATAGTTGCGTGTTGTTCCACTTAATGTAGAAGTCTCTGATGCTACACAGACACTGCTTGCATCTGTGTAGTTCAAGCCAAACCACTCTTCAGTGGTTGTGGTAGAAGTCTAAATCAAACGACAATAGTTGCTGTTTATGCTCATTGCCTGAAGAACCTTTGAGTTCTTCTGCACTGTCACATGCGGTCTGTGTCCTGTTGTTGTTGTAGCATACATCTTTCAAGTCACCTCTTCTTTTTCATTGCTTCAGTCCAAGCAACTCGTCAAGTTTCTGCGCAAGGTTCTCTGTGTTGGTCTTTATGTCTTGAAGTTCCTTGTAGCTTTGCATTGATGTGTTGTAGTTCTGCTGAATCCAGTCGTTGTTGAAGCTCCATCCATATCTGTTTCCGTCAGCGTCAATGGCTTGCCCAGCTTGCCACAGAAGTTTGTCTCTGTCAAGATTGAGCTTGTCAACAAGTGTAGAGCGGTTGCGTTCTCTCGTTAGAGCCTCATAGTCAGCAGCATCAATGTCAGCCATGTATTTTTCAGCTTGTGTATCAGCATCTGTAAGCTGTTTGTCTATGCTTGCAATCTTTGACTCAATTGGCTTCATCAATTTGTCATAGTCAGCTGGCTTCACAGAGAAATCACCATTGAGATAGTCTCTGCGCTCTACCCAATATTCGCGTTGCTTCTTCAGCTGGTCAACCTTTTCAACCCACTTGAACGCCTCTTGCTCTTTTGCTGCTCGTTCTGCCGCAAATGCTGCTGAATCCTCATCGTATTTGAAAAGCTGCTTCTTCGCTTCAAGCTCTTGACGGTAGATGTCATAGACCTTGTTTGCTTGCTCTGCTGCATCATAGTCACCTGAAGCCTGAAGCGCAAGCATGTCCTCGAACCTTTCGCGTTCAAGTTGCTGTATGTCCTGGTCTTGACCAGCCATGGTGAATTCAGATTGTGCTTTGCCTAGCCTCAAATATGCTTGTGCTTCAGCGTTCAGCTTCTTTATGATGCTGTCAATCTTGGAAATCTCCTAATCATGTTGTGTCAATCTACGTTGTGTCAAGCTGTCAAACTTGCTTGCGTTGCTTTCAAGTTCCTTGTTCAATGCTCTATTGGCTTTCTTTAGCTTAGTCACAGCATCTTCCCAGCCAAACCAACCCTTGACGACAGTATCAAAGAACTTAGTGCCAATCTCCCATCCTGTCTGAAATGCACCTACAATCAAAGCAATCTGCGCTGGTATGCCACTTAGACCTTTTGCTATCTTGCCAAGCTTGCCGGGGATGTCACCAAGCGCATTCTGAATCTTGTTGCCAGCAGCTTCCTTGTTTATGTTCTGTATCTTAGAAGCAAGACCGTTTATCTGGTCTTCTGTAGCTTTGATGCCGGCATTGTCAAGTGCCGTGACAATCTACAATCTCAATTTGGAATCAAGTGCCATCTGCTTTACCTCTCTCTTCAATCTTCCTTATCATCGCTTGATATTGCATATACTGCTTGACGATTGATGGCTTGAACTTCATTCCAGCATTTGATGCCATGCACAACATCTGCATCAGTTGGGTCTGTGTCTGTGTCTTCAAATCATCTGGTGCAATTCCAAGTTGTCCGCTAGCCATCATCAAAAGCTAATGTAGATGGTCAAGCACTTTGTCAGAATCAGGTTGCTCGTTTTTTTCAGGTAGAACCCAATTCAAACCATGCTTGACATACATCATAGCACGCAGCATTTCATCGTCGGTAGCACCAACACCTTTCAACCATACCTTAACTGCCTTGTTTATGTCGCATGGTCTCTTCAATGTGGAAAGCAACTCAATGTCACGGGCATGTGCAAGCATGAAGAAATGCGTATGCAGTTGACCTCTTGAAGTCCATGCTGCATCATGCCCATAGTCCCACCACCATTCCAATGCACCAACAGTTGGCTCATGGAAAACAACATTTCCAGCGTATGCAAAGCGTGGATGATTGGCAACTGTCGTGTCTTTGCCAATCTCTATCTGCACAGCCAAGTCGTTTAGAGCTATGATTTCCTCATCTGTTGGACTAAAGCCCTGTTCTCTAAGCTGCTGCAAATCATTCTTTGCCAACTCGCTGAACATTAAGATTCCTGTGAAGCCGTAAGGTACTTAGTGAATGTTGCCGTCCAGACAAACATTGATGCATCAGCACCAGTGCAAGTCCAGTCAGATGTGATGTGCCAACCAGTCTCAGGTGTGACTGCTGGAGCAGTTGTCTCGGTTGAAGACCAGAATGTGACTGTCACCGTCTCACGTCCAGCTGTTGCGTCAGATGCAACAGGGTCATTGTTTATTGTAGTAGGTGAAAGTTCACAAGTTGCTTCAAACTCTGAAGACTGCAATGCGAGTGAAGTTGATTCTGTGTATGAAAATGCACCAAATGTCAGTGCGTGTCTTGCAGGTGTGAGGGTCTACACATCAACTGCATAAGTGCAAACTGAACGTGATGCACCAGCCTCAATCTGAACTGAATCAGCTTCAACAGTAGGCTCCTATCCAGCACCTGTGCTTATGTGAAGTCTAGTCAAAGCATATGGATTAGTGCCACTTCCGTGAACCTTGCCTAATGCAATATTGCTCGTTGTTGTTTGACCAGTTATTGCATACCCACAGGTTGGGTTCTTTATGTGGCCAGTTATCTCATCACCAAGAATGCTGCCATCAGCACCCGGTATCTCTAGAACGGAGTTGCTACCATTCTGACCATTGCTGCGAAGCTCAAGGCCAGTTCTAGCAAGTCCTACATAATCTACTTTAGCTGCAAACGCCATTTTTGTTATCCTCTTTCTGTTAAGTCTCTATTATTCCATAAAGTGTGAATGATTGACTGAATGTCCAAACACAGTTCTCTTTGTCCATTCCAACATCACCTGAATCAATGTTGAATCCAGTTGGCTAGAACTCATCGCTAATTGCAAAATCTTCTGCATAGTTAGCATATGACTTCTGCCATCTATGTGTGACTTTCTGCAAAGCATCAGTCACATCAAGATAAGTCTTTCCATCACTGTCAACATCAGCTCGCATAGTGAGTGAAATCTGGACTTGAATCTGTCCATCTGGTATAGTTGGAGTGTCATAGATTCTTGGCAATGCTTTGACAGCCACAACACCAACTTTAGTGCCATCTTCAAGTGACTTGATGTCACCTTCATCTGCTGGCTGCCATGCACCAATGAACTGAAGTTCATCACCAGCAACAGCTGATAGTGCATCCTATAGTCTATCTAACACTATCTTCTCTATCTTCTGCTCTGTCATTTCTTTCTGCTCCTGACTTCAGGGAATGGAGTATCAAGCTTATTTGGCCCAAGCAATCCACCATTCTTCTTCAGCTTCTAGTTTATGACGGACACAATCTTGTTCATTGCTTTCTTCATCTGCATATCTACTTGGGCCTTACCACCTTTTATAGCGTCCAACGCATATAGAAGGTTGTCATTCAGCACCAATGCATACTTACCACCATTGCCATCATTAGATTTAGCTATTATCTCTCTATGTTCAGTCACTTGCTTTGCTTTCAAAGTGACGTGTGCTGGCACACTGTCTGCGACATTCTTTGTGAAGGTCTTTTGCATCAGCATTGACAATGCTCTACGAGCAAGACCAGCATATCTAATTTGCCTGCTTCTGACAATCTGTTTTGCTCTAGCTTTAGCGGCTGATGGTGATGGTGCTGCAATCAAATATTCAGTCTGCTTATTTGATAGCATATCTTTGAAGCGATATATCTGCCAAGTCTTCAAGTTAGATGGCGAACCAGCAGCAACAAGCGGCTCTTTGCCAGTGTAGCGATAATCTGAACCACGCCACCTTGCGCATAGTTTCTTGTGAGCAGACTTAGTTGTGTATGATGGATATAGTGTATTGTCAACTTCTACTTTGACTTTTATAGATGACAGCTTAGCAACTCGTGTGACAGCACGAATGGAACGCAGCACTTGCAACGCACAAGCAGCTATGCTGCTTCTTGCTGTCTCATTCATATATGCCATACGCTATTTCAGCACTTTAGCGAAATCTGCTAAAGTCTTGTTGTTAGCCCATGCTGTATTTATCTGAATGGTTGCCATCAAATGTTCCTTGCATCTATGCACCAACCAACTACAGCGTCACGTTTCACTTCACTAATCTTATACTTCACACCATTGTATGCTGTACGTTCTACCATATCGCCGCGCTGAAGCTTCAAAAGAAATGCAACATCTTCAGGCTTGCAACAGATGTGTATGTCTTCTCTGTCTGTGTCCATCATGTCATCAGTTGTTGCACCACCAGTATAATCAACAAACACAGCAGCTTCAATAGTCTGCTTGAATGCTTTGCTTCCGCGTGTACCGCTTATGACAATACTTTCATCATACATCTAAGTGAAAGCATCATCGTTGTCTTTCCAAGGTGATTTGCTCATACATGTATACTTACTTCAACAAAAACAAAGCGAGGTGGCAATTGCCACCTCGCAATTTACGCAACTTAGCGTATCAACATCACTTGAGAGTGATAATTCCCTTTTGCAATACTTTTGCTCCGAACAACACATTACCTCCGATGAATGCCTTGCCTTTGCAAAGATGCTCGAACACGCGGTAGCCAATAGTGAAACCAGTCTTAGGGTCAACAGCTGTCCATGTCTCTTCATAACCATCAATAGCTGGTTTGTCCCAACGAGAAACAACACCAAGTGAGTTCCATGGAATTATATATCCCTTAGTTCCAGCAGGCATGAATGGTGAGCAAACAACTCCACGGAATCCATAGAGTCCTTCAACCACACCACTGCGAATCATCTCTGGTCCACCGTACATGTAGCTGTCACCAAGAGTACCCATGAGAGCAGCGTAAGAAGCTGCGTTGAGAACTAGCACACAGTCATAAGGATTTACACCAGCATCAGATGCAACACCGAAAAGACCAGCGAAACCAGCCTTTGTGTTTGGCATTGTCTCTGTGTAGTCAGAGAGTGTCTGGACTGTGGAGAGATTGCTGTCAGCGAGGGTGTTCTCAAAGACATACTTCACAGCTTCAAGAGTGACCTAATCTGCAATAGCGCGAGCACCATCAGCAAGATACAGGTTGTCTGTAGCAGCAGCTTCATAGTCAGTGAGTGCATAGACCTTAGAGATGTTCTTCTCTAGGCTTACGACTGCACCCTGAAGCTCTTCACCATCACACCAGATGTCAGATGTTAGGTTGTTAGCATCCTGAATAGACGCACCAGAGAGATTAGCGAAAGCTGGAACAGCAACGCCTGTGAAACGCTCTGCTGGGCGTGAATTGAATGAACGTGCGAAAAGGCTGATAGCTGGAACATGCTTCTGGATTCCTGCAATAGCCTGGTCTGCGGCAACGTTCAACTGAATTTCTGAGAATTTCATTGTTAAGTTTCCTTGTTATGAATTGTTATTGTTATTTGTTAGCGGAATGCTCACGGCACCACTTCAATAGCTCTTCACCATGCAACTTTGCCCATGGCTTAGCATCTACTGCCGCTGGAGTGTTTACACTAGCGTTCAGAGCATCAAGTGCGTCTGCTTTCTCCTTGAAGGCTGATGTCATTTCTGCCAATTCCTTCGTGGTGTTGTCAAGGCTCTCGGTGAGGCTGGTGACATCTGCTCTCACTTTTGTCAGTTCCTCATCTTTCACCTTCATCTGAACTTCAAAATCTGCTATCTTTGCTTCGTAGTCTTTCTTCATTGCGTCCATCTGCTTTGCCATTGCTGACTGCATGCCAGATACACGTTTGTCAACTTCAGCCTTAGCAACCATCTCTTCTTTTGGCTCTTCAGCTTTTGGCTCTTCAACTACTTCTGCTTTAGGCTCTTCAACAACAGGCTCTGCTGGTGTCTCGTCAGCCTTATTTTCAACGACCTCTTCATTCTTAATTTCGTCGTTGGCTTGCTTCAACTCTTGTTCTTTTTCCATGATAATTTCCTTAAGTGCTTTTGGTGTATGCATGAACTTTGGCATCTTCAATGATGCTGCAATTCTCAATGGTTCTGCTGTTGGGATGACTTCTGCTTTGAGGCTGAAGAATGAAGCTGCATCACCAATAATCCATGTCTCTGAATCAAGCATTGCTTTTATCGTCTCATCACCAGCATCGAACTTAGTTCTGTAGATTGCAAGAAGTGCATCACGATATTGGTCAAGCACCTCTGCTTCTTTACGCATGTCATTGGCATTTCCCATAGTGATTGTCCATGGGTTATGCACCATGAGGAATGCATTAGCATCAATCTTCAGCTTATCACAAGCACATGCAATTGCAGATGCCATAGATGCAGCAATTCCAATCACATGTGCTGTTGTCTTATGGCCATTTGCTGATGCTTGCTTCAAAAGGTTGCAGATTGCTAATCCGGCAGAAACAGAACCACCATAAGAAGTGATTTCAAGTTCAACATCTTCATTAGGTTCAAGCTTGTTCAAGAACGCATTGACTTGTGTAGGAGTGACATCCTCGAATGTCTCTCTGTCAGCGTCTGTATCAACAATTGAACCAGCTATCAAAAACTTCTTCATACGTGCATCCTTTACTTACACTCGTTCTTAAGTGTTTGACAATTCATCAACTCCACTTCTCTCTCCACCAGAAATCATGTTGAAAGCCGGATGTGGAAGGTTGTTTTGCTTGCACCAGTCAATCTCATCGCGTACTGTCTCAAGTGTTGACTTCCAGTCAGGGCCAAGCACCTCACGATAAGAACCAGTCATATTTCTCAACTTCTTTCCAACTGCATCTTGATGTGAATTCTCATCAAGCTCTTCCATCTTTGGCCATGACCAATCTACTTTGCTGATGAACGTGTCTGGTCTTTGGGATATCAAACCTCTCTTGTTAGCCCATATTGACCAACGATACAAGCACCAGTCACAAATGTTCTCTAAGAACTTCTGTGCTTCCTCAAATGCACGTTCTGAATAGAGTTGGTTTGCTCTGAAGTCAGCACCTGTTGGCATGAATGTTGCGAACTCGCGTGACAAGCCAAATGGTGCAGCAGATTTTGTAGCAAGCCAATTTATGAAGTCAGGCATGTTCTGGTTTGGGTGCTTCGTGTCAAGCAACTCCATCTTGTAGTTTTCAGGCATGACCTGATAGATGCATCCAGCTGCATTAACTCTGTCCAATGCCATTGTCTAGACATTGCTGTTTATCTCAGCACCAACTGCTTCATCAATCTCTTCATCAGTCATCGTTGAAAAGTCTGTGCCATCCTCAAATGGTGATGGCATAGTGGCATCTTCATTTGACACACTTGTGCTTTGCAGAACCTAAGCTAATGTCTAAGAGTTCTTCTTTGCAGCAGCTAGCTCAAATCCACATAAGTCCTCTAAGTCAAGTATTGTTGCTAGTGATGCAGCCATAGGTGAAACACCTCTGCCTTGTGCAACTCTAAACACGTTTCTTGGCATCATCCAGAATGAATCAAACATTGATGCGTCAGGGTCACGTCTCAAGAAATATGACTTTGAAGGGTCAAACACATCAGCGCCTCTTTGGCTGCGACTTACGATAGCACCAATGAAACGACCATTGCCATTGTAGACGCGTCCAAGCGACTGCTTAGCATACTGTCCATAATGGCTTGCCAATGCTTCAGCAGTAGTATCTCCAATTTCATCAGGTTCATATATGACCAACTTTCCAGAATCCTCAATAAGTCCATCATCAAACATGAGAACCATGTCACCACCAAGGATGTAGGTCTTCAAGATGAGTTTAAGAAGTGTGTTGAATGAGAGTCCATCAAAGAAGTCTGCATCTCTAGTCCATTTTGAGAACTGCTATTTGATTGTTTCAGCATTGTCAAAGTCAAATATAGCCTTGCCACCTTTAGTTCCAACAGCATTCAAGTCAAACTGCTTCAGCACTCCTGTGAATGTAGATGAGTTTCTTGCTGCATTTCTTGCAAGGTCTAGCATCATGCCACGACCATATACATTCAATATCTCATCTTCATTCCTATGTTCAGTCATTCCGCGTTCACGTTGCCAAACATCAGTTCCGCTGACCAGCTTGTATCGTGGGCCAGCCATCATTGCTTTTATGCCTTTAGCAATCTTGCTTGTGACTTGAAGCTTCTGCTTGTTGCTTAGGTCATTCCATTGTGGAGATTTCTTCTTTCCAAATCCAAACATATTCTTGCCTCTTACATGTCATATACAACATGGACGTTCTTCCATATTGAAGAACTGTTGCCAGTAAGCATTGCTCTAAGCTTCTTAAGTTCACTTGTCAATGCTGATATTGCCTCAGTTATTTTTGATATGTCAAGACGAGTATAAGACTTTGAGCCACCACCACTTGACATTGTTGCAGACGCATATCCAGTCTTAGCAATTTCGGCACGGCAACGCTTAAGCTCCTCGATGTCTGCCTCAACCTCTGTAATTCGCGTGAGGATTTTTCTTTTCTGTACAGTCGTCATAGTTCTAAGTATACTTACTTTCGGTTTTAGATAATCTTTATCTTTGGCTTTCTATGGAGCCTCTATTTCTGCTGTTCTAGCTATGGTGTCTAACCAAGCTGTCCTGATATTCCTTGGCTTGCTGCTACCGCATAGCACATGCTCATGCAGTCCAAGAAGTCATGTGGTTCTTTAGTAGTCCAATTGTAGATGTCTCTGCCAGCTTTGTGTTGGACAAACCTAAGCTTCTCGTTGCAGACCTGTATTGCATAGTCTCTATGCTCTTCTACGTCACCAAAGTAGAGTGTACATGAACCTACAGCACCGACAGGACAAAGCAATGCTTTCTAAGCAGCTTCCTTGTAGAAGTCTGCATCAAAGAACACATACTTCTTTCCAGCACCACTTCTGACATGCTCCTGTGCGTCACCGCAAAGGACTGTTCTGCCAATTGCGTCCCTAAGTCTAGAACGGACAAATGGGTTGAAGATGTTTGCAGCACGACCAGCAAATGCACATGCTGGAATGCCAACAGTTCTCATTGCTACTTTAGCGAAACCACATACTGCATCCCAGTTTCTGCCACCAGCGTCTATAGCAAGACCATCAATCTTTATGTTCAGACCTTTCAATGTAGAGCATACCTAAGTCAACATGTCATGCACAGCTGCATTGTATGCTGCATCAGGCAGCTTCTAGTCAATGTTGATTGGAAATGTCTCATGCCAGATGACAGCAGCAGTAGTGTCTGGCTTGAATGCAACCAAAGCAGCAGTAGCTGCATAGCTTGTGTTCAAGTCTATTGCACCAGCGACAAACAGATAGCCGTCTGGCACTTCGCATTCTCGATGCTCCGATATCTTAGTCAAGACTTTGTTAGGTGAAATGTCAATGCTGTATGTGTTCTTGACTGGTGACATCTAGTATTCTGACTAGAATGCTGCATTGCCAATGACATGTTGAATCTCCAACAGCTTTTGGATAGCTGATATGTGTCCGTCTTTCAATGAGTACCTGTAAGGATTGAACACTTCTGCACCTTCATCCATCTATGCTTGATGCTGCTTGTAGAACTCTAGACTTTCAGAATGGCTAGAACCAGTTATTGATTCTGCATCAAACAGCTTGAAGTATTGCGACCATAGACCATCCTTGTTCTTAAGGTCTTTGGGAAACTTCTCAATTGCTTTGAAGATTGTAGTCTTCCAGTTTATGTCATTCTTGAACTTCTCTACTAAGTCTTCTGGCTAGATTGGCGTTGCAGTCTGAAGGATTGACAATCGTTCTTTGCCACCTAAGTTCATCACATCCTTGCGTATCAATGCCATAAGCTTCTCTACCTGTTCTGGACTTTCAGCAATCTCTGTAGTCTGCAAGTCATCAAGCAGAACACATGTAGGACGCATCTTGCCATGCTTCATTCCTCTTAGTCCACCTGAAATGCCTCGTACTGTGACAATAGAGCCAGATGATGGCAGTTCATTTCCAGCATCATCACGTAGGCGTGCAAGAACTATGTTGCCAGCATTCTTCTAGATTTCAGTAGATTGTCCTTTGTAGAGTTGCCTGCGACGATATGAGCCTTTGCATATTTGGAATGGCAAACAGACGTTAGGGTAGTCCTAAGCGAAAGGTGTGTCTGGTTCTGATATTGCACGCCAAATGTCAGTCAATATTCCACATGCTGCTCTTGCATTGTTTGAGATTATGACAACGAACTTCTGCAATCCAGTTGCCAAAGCATGCAATGTCACACATTCAATGTACGAGCTTTTTCCTGAACCTCTTGACATGCAAATCAAATAGTTGTTGTGTGTAGCCATTGCATCAGCCATCTGCTTAAGCACCTCCTTGCCTTTAGGTGGTGGTGCATCATCAAGCAATAGACCAATGCAATAGGTCTATACCCATTTCACAATAGACTTCTCTGCATCATTCCTACGCTTCCAGTCTATTTCATTAAACGCCTAATTCAACTACGCATCAATAGAAGCATGTGCATCCAGAAACCTGTGCTGTTTTTCTAGGTTTGTCAGAACATGGTCTTCGTAGATTCGGTGCTGTCTTTTTTTATTCATTTTTATTACTGTTTTAATAGTATAGAGTTAATAGGTTATAAAATTCCTATTCGTTACTTCGTCTCTTTGGAATCGGCTTGTGTTTTTAGACTCCTA